CTAGAGATGGCCGATCTCCTCCCGATTGATAACGATGCACTGGCTGAGCAAACGCTCAAGACTCTGCGCGCTGAACTCCTTATTCGGGACGAGCGCGAGGCGCAGGCAAAGCGGGGCGGTCTCGTGCAGTTTGTGCGGTATTTCTGGAGTGTTCTTGAGCCGGAGACCAAGCTGGTCGAGGGCTGGCTCCTGGATGACATCGCGATGCATCTGGAAGCGATCACGTTCGGCAAAGTTACCCGGCTTCTAGTCAACGTCCCGCCCGGAAGCATGAAAAGCCTGATGGTCAACGTGTTCTGGCCAGCGTGGGAGTGGGGTGCGATGAACATGCCGCACCTACGCTACGTCAGCTTCTCGTATTCCAGTGGGTTGACGGAACGTGACAACACGAAGTTCCGAAAACTGGTCACGAGTGAGAAATACCGTGAACTCTGGGGTGATCGCTATGTTCTCGAGAAAGAAGGGGAAATCAAAATCACCAACGACCAAACGGGGTCGAAGTTTGCGTCCTCGGTCAAGGGTATCGGGACTGGGGAAAGAGGTGACCGGGTGGTTATCGATGACCCTCATGATGTCCATAAATCGGAATCAGATGTCGTTCGAGAAGATACCCTTCGCTGGTTCCGCGAGACGATCACGGACCGGCTTAACAACTTGGACGATTCGGCCATCGTCATCATCATGCAGCGGGTCCATCAAAGTGATATTTCCGGCTTCATTCTGGAACAAGGCTGGCCCTATTGCCATCTCATGGTCCCCATGGAGTTCGAAGCGGGGCGCGAGCCGTTCAATCCCCTGGGATGGCGTGATCCGCGAACGGAAGATGGGGACCTCGCATGGCCTGAGCGATTTAGCCCTGAAGCTGTTGCAAACATCGAAAGGGAGAAAGGCTCTTTTGCATATGCTGGACAATATCAGCAGCGACCTGCACCGCGCGGCGGCGGAATTATCAAGCGCGAGTTCTGGCGACCCTACACCGAGCGAGAGTGCGGCAAGTTCGGCGTCCCATGGCCCAAGTTTCCGATCATGAGCTACACGGTGCTCAGCATCGACACCGCGCAGACCGAAAAAAAGATTAACGACCCCTCTGCCGGCATCGTTTTGGGTGTTTGCCGCGATATCTGGGAGAACCGAAGACTGATCCTCATGTGGGCGTGGGCGGAGCGCATGGAACTGTACGAGCTGATGCGGAAAATCGAGGAGACCTGCAAAAAGTTCAAGGTCGACCGGGTTCTCATCGAGGACAAAGCCTCTGGCATTCCTGTGGCGCAAGAGCTGCGCCGTCGTGGGCGGGTGATTTCTGACGTTCTGAGCCACAATCCGAAGACCGCAGACCGTGCAGACTTCGGCGTGACGCTGGTTTCGCCTGAGGGCGACAAAGAGGCACGGCTCTATGCCATTCAGAACCTGTTCGAGTGCGGTTTGATCTACGCACCGGCCGAATCGACGGGTGGTGGTGATTTTCTCTTCAAGGATTGGGCCGACAAGGTGATTTCCGAGTGCGCGGACTTCCCGAAGGGGGCTCACGACGATCTTGCCGACGCCACGTCGCAGGCGATCATCCATATGCGCAAGCTCGGGCTCGCCACGCTGCCGGATGAGGACGAACTCGAGGACGTCGAGACAGACAAGTACCACAGGGCGCCGGCGCCCATGTATCCCGCCTTCGGGAGCACCGATTTTGGCCTCACAATCCCGATGGGTAGACGATGATCGTCAGCTTACAAGACACTGATCCAGAAAGTTTTCTCCGGCATTGGGCTGAGCGTGCTTATGATCAGATACAGCTTGCTCAAATCGCGGCCGTTGAGCAGACGCTGATCGATTATGCGCTCAACTCTTGGCGCCCAGCCGGCCGGATTCCGCCGCCCACGGATATCCTCCTGATCTGTGCGTGTGAGGATGGCATCGTGCTCATGACACAGCGCGAGTTCGGCGAGTGGCGCACCTCTACGGGTCAGCCGCACAAGCCGCCGTACGCCTGGATGCCCTGTCCAAGGCTGCCTGCGCCCTAGCGCTAGTATTTCCTGCAGGAATCAGACTAGACTTGGTACCTCATTCGGGGTAGCGAGCCGGCCCATGCTGATTCTTGCGTCGACCGCCGATCTATTGCAGGTCGTTGTCGGCAGTCCTGGCCAGATCGATGTCCATGCCAGCTGGATGGACAACGTCGCCGGGGCTGTTGGTCCTAGTCGCACCAACACGCCGACGATCACCACCGGAGCCTCGACAACCACGGTTGTGGGCGCGCCTGCCTCCGGTGCTCAACGCAACATGAAGACCCTGCATGTCCGCAACCGAGGGGCGAGCCCCAACGTAATCACAGTGCAGCACACCGATGGCACTACGGTTGTGCCCCTGATCAATCTCTCGCTGCAACCTGGGTTTACCCTTCAGTACATCGATGAAGTCGGCTTCTTGCCGCCGCTCGCGGGAACCCAATAATGTTGCTCCTGGCATCGACCACTGATGCACTGCAGGTCGTCACTAGCTCAGCGGCTGCCGTGCGGGTGCACGCGACCTGGGTGGACATCAACACCTCGACTGGTGCTATCACCCCTGGTCGCACCAACACCGCGATTTCATCTGCGGCGACCACCAGCGTTGCCGGCTCTCCGGCCTCAGGCGTTCAACGCAACGTCAAGACGGTACATATCCGCAACACCGATGCCACGCTTAGCGTTAACGTCACTGTTCAGCACACTGATGGGACGAACGTCGCTCAGCTGCACAAGCGCACTTTGGTGCCGAGTGATTCGTTCGAATACACCGATCAGGGTGGCTTCTCGTCTGCTGTTTCCTCGGCGCAGGTTCCAGGCATCGCGCATGGACGCTTGGTTGTTTCAGATTCCACGCATTTGAACTTCGCGCCATTCACTGGCCAACAAATCAAAGTCAACGGCGCGCTCTACAGTATCGGTAACGGTCTCCTTATTCCGAGCACGGGGATTTCGATAGATGGCACCGTCGGGAATGTGGTGCCGAATGCGGCTTATCTGGTTGCGGTTGGGGCTCCCGGTGGCGTTCTGACGCCCTATCTTTTCAGTGCTCTCACCCACACGACGAGTCTGACCGCCGGCAATGTCGGAACCGAGATCGTCGCCAGCAATGACGCCTACAGCGTCGTTGGTATGTGCGCCACGAACGCAAGCGCGCAGTTCCAGGATGACAACTCCTTCCGTGGTGTCATCTCTTGGTTCAATCGCCGCAACAAGTGGGGATATGCAGTTACGGCGCAAACCGGTTTGGCAGTCCCGACTTCTGGCTATGGAGCGATCGGCTCGGGCTCGTTCATGATGTTGAGCTGGGGCGATGAAGCCGTGGATTCCGGCTTTAATGGGCAGGCGCAGCTCTTTGGCAGCAACGCTTATAGCGCCAACTGCCAACTCAACGTGATGCGCAGGCCAGCAAACTATCCGACGGCTCCCGATGCGGTTCACAGTGGCACGATCTGTCAGATGTATCTCAATACTGCTGCCGCGCCGCCGGCTTATCTGGGTAATCCGATCCTGATGTCGTTTGCCTCTCATGGTTGGGATCAGCCGACTGAAGGCAGAAGCATATATTTTGCTGCTTATGGACCTGGTTCTAGCGGTCTCACCATGGATGTCTTCAACTGCTACCTCGTCGGAAGCACTCGTGGCTAACGGTTCGACCAATGGTGGCGTGTCTCCCACCGAGCACTATCGCAACGAAAGCGATCTCTACGGTGGTCTTGGTCGCGGCCTTGGCGACCAAGAGCCGATTACCGTCGTAATCCAGGAAGACGCCGAGAAGCCGGTCGAGAACATCGGTGTTGAGCAGGCGGATGGCAGCCTGATCATTCGCCTCGACGGCAAGCCGATGGCGAAGGAGCCTAAGGGCAACGCCAAGCAGCACGATGCCAACCTCGCAGAGTTTATTGATGACGCAGAGCTGGCACGTATCTGCGATGATCTGCTCAACGGTATCGATGCTGATCTACAGACGCGCCAAGAGTGGCTGGAGCGCCGCGCCTCTGGCATCAAACATCTTGCGCTGAAGATCGAAAACCCAAGGGCGCCGTCGATTGAGGCGGATACCGCGGTCGAGGGGCAGGCGACGATCCGCACGCCCATCATGCTGGACGCGGTGCTGCGCTTTCAAGCCAATGCTCGCGGTGAGCTGCTCCCAGCGGGTGGCCCGGTCAAAATACAGAACACCACGACACTCAAGACGCCGCACCGAGATTTTCTGGAGCAGCAGATGCAAATCCCGCGCGAGCTGCGCGGTGACGATCGCGACGTCCAGTCTGAGGCACTGGAGCTGCTCTTCAACACGTATCTGACCGTCACCGACAAGGAATATTACCCCGACACGGTGCGGATGTTTTTCCTTCAGGGATATGGTGGCTGCGGCTTCAAGAAGGTCTATCGCTGCCCAATCCGACGCCGGCCGGTGTCGCGATCGGTCGACGCCGACGACATCATCGTGAACGACAACGAGGTCTCGCTCCAGGAGTG